AACTTGAAAAGAAACATAGACTATTGGAAGAATGTAAACATAGACCATCACAAGAAAAATATGATGAATTAAAAAAACAATTAGAGAAACAGAAAAATGTAAAACCTATGTCTAAAAAAGAAAAGAAACGTCAAAAGTTAAAAAAGCAACTTGCTGCTCTAGCTGATAGTACCAGTAGTGATAGTGATAGTGATAGTGATAGTGATTAATTATCTTTTAATTCAATAACTTTTTTTATTTTCAGGTAACCATGATAGCGTTTCTTGATCTACAAAACATTCATTAAAGTCTTCATGAAAAGTGAAATTTAACTTTGTTTTCTTACACCATCTCGCAAATACTCGGGGACCTGCGACCTGCGTTAAGAACCTACATTTCCATTTATCATAAATTTCCATTTTAGATTTAATTTCATATTCGTTATAACAATAGTCAAGAAGATCTCTTAATTCACCTTTTTCAAAAGCAATTAAGTTATTATTAATTTCATTTTTTTTTATTGATGGGCGATACCATGAACCAATAATGGGATATGGTCTTTGTAAATATTCTAATGATTTATCTGTAGGTTTCACATCTAAATCTATATAGACCCCACCGTAATGATTTAATACAATATACTTACCCCAGTCAATATCTATGAAAGCAAGTTTATTATCATCATCTTTCCTTTTTGACATAATCTTATCTTTTTCTACCATAAGTTCATCTATGCTTTCTTTATTATGAAGTATGTATTTGTAATCATTTTTTTCACACCATTCTTCCCATAATTTACTATTGATATGGTAGTTGAAGTCTTCCATAGATTTATCACTAATTTTCAAGAATATTTGATGAATTATTTTTGTCATTTGATTTAACAAAGAATTTTATTTTTTTATCTAAATTAATCTTAAATGCCTCTTACCAAAGACGGAAAACCTATTTTAAATAAACCTTTCAAAGGTAAATCAACTCCTAAAGGAAAGAAGTATAGTGTATATGTAAAAGCAAATAATAAAAAAGGATATAAGACAGTTCACTTTGGTGCGGCCGGAATGGACGATTGGCGATCAGGTAAGGCAAGTAAAGAACAACGTAAATCATTTAGAGCTCGTATGATGGGTATAAAAAGAAAAGACGGATCATATGCATACAAGGATAAAACAAGTCCTGCGTATTGGTCATTAAATTATCTGTGGTGATCAATCAAATACAACTAATACTTTTCCTTTTTTAACATGTAATGAAGTATGTACTTTTTTATTAGTCATTTTTTTTATATCAATATCCATTTGAACTTTTTTTGAAATCACAGGGTACACACATTCTTGAGAGTATGGGTTCTTATTTAATAGATCACACATACGTCTAACCGAAGGGATATCCCCGAACTGTGCTATCCTACGTGCTTCGGTATATAAATGATCATTACTATCAAAGTAACTGATCTGTATAACATACCCACCTTTACAGAATGCAATGATTAACTTTGCGGTAGTCATTACATCTGCTTTGTCTTTGATTGACAACATTTTCTTTTGATTGGGTTTGATAAGATGTTCTTTTAATTCGTTTAAATTAGAAATATTATAGAAGAAATCATCGGCGATAATATTATCAATATTATTCAGGGCATCTATGACTTGATCACCTAATTCTTTTTTTTTGTAATCTTCAGGGTCTTCAATAGGGAGTTTGAATAATTTAACAATCTCCAATAGATCGCGTCTGCTATGGGATTTATGTATACATGTAATAGTCATTTATATTATATGATATAATATATAATATTATGAGTATCTAAACCAAAATTAAAAAAAATAAAAGGATAATTTTTATATGTTTAATTACAAACAATGCCGATCAAGGACGGAGATAAAGTATACTTCAAAATTCAATCTGGTACAATTAGAACTGGTAAATATGATAGTAAAACAAAGATGGTGATGTTAGCAGGTGGTAAGAAGGCGAAACCTCCTAAGAGTGCATTACATCACACACGTGCGGGAGCGGAGAAAGGTAAGTTTGTCAAATTGAAATCAAGTACTGATATACTTGGTGCTCCTATGAAGTACAGTGGGAAAGGTAAAGTACCTAAGGGATCCCATAGAATGCCTGATGGTTCGATCATGAAAGACAGTGATATGAAATCAAAAAAGAAGGAAAGTACTAAAAAAGAAAGAAGAAAAATGTATTATATTGAAGCGGATATGCTCGGTGAAGAGGAAGAAGATACGGCGAAAAGTGTTGATTGGAAAGTATATAAAACAACATCAATGAAAACATTCTTAAAAAAATCTATGACAAAAAAAGAAGCGGAAAGAGATATCATTTGGGATAGTAAAGATACTTTCGCAGATTATTCAATAAGTAAAAAGTTATAATTAATAATAATACTGATTACTATGTAATTTATAATGACTATAAGTAAATCCTGTTTTGGCTTCATCTTCTACAAGGGTCACGATTGCAGGATAGATGAATTGCTGTATCAACCCTTGCTTTTGTAATTCCATGTACTCTTTATCTATAATTCTTCCTTTTTTATAGACTGGGATACTATCTAAAATTCTTTGTGCTACTTTTTTATTAGGAATATAATAACCACAAGTCTGTGCTATTCTCCAAGATTTCTTATCAATAATATTAATACCTTCTTTCAATGATTTTCTTACATCTTCTTTTAATTCTTTTCTAAATGTATTTGATTTATCTAATGTGAGCGATGTAATATCACCCCCAATATATGTGAATTCATTAAGGTAATTACATTCATCAAGTCTATCAAAATCAACAATAGCATCATCTTCAATAATAATAGTTCTTTTCAAATCTTCATCAATTATCTTTTGTAAAACCTTTTTATGTGATTCGGTACATGCAATCACTTTTTTTCTGTATAATGGTTTGGCGTTATAACGGAAGTAATAATTATCATATAGTTCTTGTGTGATGTCTTTGGGTGTATACGCTTCAAAGATTTCATATCTATCATCATATTTAGTTCTTCTTTCGGGATAAGCACTAATTACAATAACCTTCATTTATATAAATGATTCACATAAAAAATAATAAATAAACCAAAATTTGAAAGTTGATTTGAAAGAACAATCAAACTAAAAACAGATATACATATACAAAAAAGAACTCAAAAAATGGATATCAAGCAGTTCGCACTCGCTGTTCATAACTTCGCATTTGGAACAAATTGGGACGATGAAGACATCGTTTCTGCTATGGGTTTTGAGATGATTGTGGAAAAGATGAAGAAGGACGAAAAGGAACTCAAAGAAAAATATGAAGAAGGTGTCAAACATGTACTAACTCTTACAGAAGAAATCAAGGAACTCAAGGAAGAAGTTGCGGAACTCTGGTTGGATAATGGGTCACTCGGGCGTCAGGACAAGGAACTCAAACAAGAACGTGATAATCTCAGGGAAGAAGTTGCGAAACTCAAAGAAGTCGCAGCAAAGAACTTTCAAAGACAGATTACTATGACACTTATGGGAACTACTCCTGCGTCAGATAAAGATGAAGGATTCATTGAACTTAAACAACACAATCTCTTTCTAAGGGCGGAGTGTTGTGCTGGAGGCTGGAACGCTAGGGACAATGACCCACAAGAGTTCGCTGATAGTGTAAAAGAATATTTTATGGAATACCAAGAACATGACAAGATAGAAAACGTAGAAGAACTATATGAAGAGTGGAAGGAATGGGCGAATGTTGATTGATTATTCCTCCTCAATAACATTTTCAGCGATAGGGTCATATTCTCTAGTAGGTAGTTCTTCAATACCATAATCATCAATATTTTTTTTAGGGAAAAACTTACTAAGACCTTCTACCTTATCATTTGTGAATGCATGTATCATCATAGGAAATCTATTCATGTGTACAAATCCTGTAACGATAAATACTAAGTGTTCCCAACTTTTTTTATGTACATCATCTACCCTCGGTTTATTATACAAATCACCTTCCTGTTGGTAGTCATCGATAAAATAATTAGGATTACTTGTAGGTGTCTTAGTTATTCTAAGACTACCATTATCAAGTATTTCAGTTTCAGGCAACATTTCGGTATACTGACAATCAAATCCAATTAGTTGTAAATCATTATATCCAAGGATCACACCGAACAATACAGCAACTGTTCCTGAACACCATTCAACTAAATACTGTAAAGGATTACCACGCATTACCTGCATATCTTCAAGGAAGATTACTTTTTCATTTTTTTCTAAATCAGGTTCAACCTTTAATATTTCTTTTGAAAGTAAATAACCTTTTTCACATTTATCTTCATCAATCATTTTTTTGATTAACTTATGATGATACTTCAATACAATAGGATCTACATTCACATAGTACGTAGGGAACCAATCAATATCATACCAGTGACGGATAGCCATAGTAAGACCAATGGTCTCTTCAGTAATCTTTTTAAAATCAAATCCTTTAAGAGTTGCTCCATTGCCGATAACCGTACATTTTCTTACAATACCTTCTTGATTTTCATTTTCTTCTGACATTTTATAATATTAACAAGGAAAAAAAATAAATATTTGAACTAAATAAATGTCGGATAATCAGCCAGGACAACTACAAAATTATTCTGTTGATCAGGCAGCAGGAGCGATAGTACTTGTGTTAGGAGCAGTAGCATCATTATTACTTGTTATCTGGCAGAGCAAATGTCATTGTAAAGTGAATTTATGTTATCTTTTTCAATGTGAAAGAAGACCTCCAAATGAAGAAGAAATGAAATCTTTAAAAGATCTTGAAAAACAAATGAAAGACAAAAAAGATAATAAAAAAAAAGATAATTTACCACCACCAACACCACCACCAAGTCCTTTAGTAAAGACACAATCTAAACCTATTCAGGAACCTGAACCTGAACCTGAGCCTCTTGTTCCGCAGGGTTCGGTTTAGTGTATATATGTGATGCAGTCGCCACGCTGTGCCCCATGATGTGTGCATCGGCCTGCTGTTCTTGTTTGACGGTGGAATATTTTTCTGACAAGTACAGTTTTCTTAGAAGAGTTGTTGATACAGACTTTCCAATCCTTTTCTTGAATTGCTTGGTTAGGATCTGTGTTACATTATTAGTACCTGCTGGTTCTCCATTGAATTTACAAATCAAATATTTATCCCCAGGAAAGAATCTTAAATAAAACCTAATTGTCTTTTTTAAATGTGAAGGCACATCGATCACACGTTCTTCGTAAATCTTTTTTGTTTTGTAATCGTTGAAATAAAAGGTCATTTTACTTTTTTCAACAACAAGATAATTATTTTGCCTTCTGGTTTCAGTGAGCAACTTATTAAATTCCCTTTTCCTGATTACATTACAATTACCAAGTTCATTACGAATAGGTAGTGTCTTGTGAATATTCAAAAGTAAATAAGATTGTAATAGTGCTTTTTGATTGGCGTTCGCCGTCAATGTTTTCTTTAGATTTTGTTGTTTGATTTCAGTTCCTATTTGGGTGAGTACCTTATTAAATTCTTCTCGTGATAACATATTTTTTTCTTGGTTCTCTGACCATTTACTTGATGCATTCATTTCATCGTATTGCTGGGCGTATACATCACGTTGTTTTTCAATCTTATCTAAAATATGTTTTAGTGAACCATCTTGATTGTACGCAAATATATACATAATAAGAGCATTAAGATAATTTTTCCTTGTCATAAAGTTTGGTTTGTTTTCTGTTAGAGTTTTATTGAAATTATCTGTATCTTCCAACCAATCAAATCCACCGACAACATTACCATCATTCATCATCTTAGACATCGCAGTGATGTTATTTAGATATACAGTTAGTGTCGCATCACTCACTTCCTTTCCATGAACTGCTCTTTCATCAATAATCTTTTGTTTAACTTCATCAAAATTAAATTCCATTTTATATAATATAGTTAGTTTTTTTTTAAATATTAAACTTATTAAATTTCTATTTTTGTGAAAACAATTGCTTCTATAACATCTTTAATTTTACCTCCTAATCTAACATTTTCATTTGATTTATCTTTGAACCGATCTTTACAAATAGTATTATCATTATGACAAACACAAATAATAACTTTATCTGCGTCCGTTCTTAGACATTTATTTTCATTGTGATCGATCATACCAGTACCTTCATTAGAAGATGCTTTCCCAAAACCGCCCATGGATCTGTGGTGTTTCTTTGTAAAGACCATTCCTGCTTCGTGCATCATACGTATATCCTTACAAGATATTGCTGTGATCTTAAAATCAATCAAAGGGAATACAAAAGTCATCTCAGGTGTACCAACAAGACCGCACTTTTTATCTGTTCGCATAACTTCAATACTATGTTTTAACCAAGATGGGAGCATTGCATCGTCACTATCCATATTAGCACAAATCTTATGAGTTGCTTGTTTGACTAATTTATTTCGCTTTTCTCCAATCATGTAACTATTATCATTCATTTGATAATTGATTTTGAAACCGATTTTACTTTGAGCATCTTGGATTTGTTTTTTATTTTTAAATAGTTTATCCCAAGCGATACAATTATTATCATATGTATCAAAAATTACCCACTCTAACTTATCTTTAGGGTAATCAAGGTTTTCAAGATTGTATAACATTAAAGGCAACCATTTTGTTCTGTTAAAAATAGGAGTTAAAATTGATATAAAAGGAAGTTCAGACATTATTAATATATACCAAGAAAAAAAATGCCGTTAAAAGATCCCGATGAATATAAAGCATACATGAAACAATATATGAAAAAGACTGCCGATATAAGGGCATATAGGAAACAGTGGGAACGTGATAACAGATCATGTAAAGCCCGAGGTGTTAAACATTCAGGTCAGGGTAAACCACCTTGTTGGAGTGATAATTTACCATCAAAAACTCTTGTGGTTAAAAAGGCAGAAGAAGGAAAACCTTTTTTAGTAACGTTTGATTAAATCACTTAAAAGAAACAAACATTATTATAATATGAATTCAAAAGAAAGAAAAGAATATCATAGAAAATACTATGCATGTGAAGAAGGATACAAGGGTAATAAGATACGTAATTGGAGGAAACAAGGTATGATACTAAAAGAAAATGAAGATTGGGAGTCAGTATTTTATTATTATATGGCGTGCGAAGAGTGTGAAAACTGTGGTATTATTCTTACCAACGATCTGGTAAACACGAAAGAACGGCGTACTTTAGATCACGACCACAGCACTGGATATATTAGGAATATACTTTGTCATTCTTGTAATACAAAAAGAAAAGACTAATTACCAGAACCAGCCCTTTTGTGCATATAGTTCACTTTGCGATTTATTTTTATAATTGATGTGATCCATCAATATTTTTATATCATGTTTGACTGAAGATAATTCAACAGTCAATTTATCTACTTTGATCCCAAGAACATCAATTGGTTTCAAAGGTGTTTTATGATTTGGTGTGCTTTCTTGATTGTCGTGACCTATTATTACCATACAATTTGAGTCCTCCATTTGCTTTAATAAAACATAATAATTTTTCCTTATCTTCTTTAACTAATTCTTTATAGAATTCTTTTGCTGTATAATCTACTTTGTACCTAGGAGAACCACCTGCATTGATACATGCTCCTTCGACGATATGTAAAAAAGAAGGTGAATATAATTCATGTAAATGATTATCTACCCACCAGTTCTTGATTTTAGGATTATAAGCAAAATTAAAAATAGCATAGTGCGTTTGTGATACCATAAATTGAGTTAATATTTCACTGTTTCCGTTGTAGCAACCTGCCGCCCCGAGGTTCTTGGTGGATTTAAGAGAACTGATGCAGCGATCCAGCCATCCGTCACTACAATATACAATATCGTCCCCAGTAATATAGAAGTAATCGTTGTGTTCTTCAATACCCTTTTTATATAAGATGTTCCACATAATTGATACATGACCTTTAGGTATGTCCTCATCAAATGGATAAAACTGAATACCAATGTTCTTCCAAGTTTTACAGAGATCATATATTTTTGTTCTTTGTTTTTTATCTGAATAGATTTTGTCATCTTTATCTACACCAATATAAAATTTATATTCATATTCTGGATTATACCTCTGTACAAATGAAATGATACTATTGTATAAATATGTATCAGTAATACACGTCCAATCTCTATTATTTGTTGTTGAAGGAATTAATATTGCAATCTTCATTTATTTATAGAAAGAAATTATTTCTACCGTCCCAATAACACGATAAACATTGTTTATGTGATTTCTTTTTCTTCTTTTTCCCACAACCACACAACCATTCCGCGTCCTTTTTCTTTTTTGCGATATCGGCTCGACAAGAGTTACAATAATTATCAGCGGTATTTCTATGGACTGACTCACAAATCGCACATGTTCTTCCTTGAAGATCAAACTTTTTGATACAACAATTCCCTATAACTCTAATTTTAATATTATCATTTTCCCTTTTATAAATATAACAATTTTCACTGATATGATGATCACATAAACAATAATCTTTATGACGAGGGAAATAATCATTTGCAATCGCTACACCTTCTTCCAGCCAAGAAGGTCTTAATTGATTTTCATAGTACCTTGAATGTCTTGTTTCCTGAATAATGTATTCATCTAGTCCATGCGTATAGACCCTTTTACGGCGACCACCGCCATACTTCCAACCATTCTCACGATTGTATTTTAATTTGAGTTTTTCAAGACCTTCCTTGGTGCTTCCCATATTAATTTACGTATGGTAAATCAATAAATAAAGTTTCAAATTATACAAAAAAATATTATTTTTTATTATTTATTTTTTCTATGAACAAATTATTATCCCTGAGTTCTTGTTGTGCGTTGTACATGACTGCCGTAGCATATATTTCTTCATCATCATAATCATCTCTATTCAAGGGATATTTTAAAAATCTATTTATATTATCAATGACTTCACGGAAGTGGTCTCCAATATATCTATCATAATTATCGTTTTGACAGTAAGAACATTTACAATTTTCATCATCACACATTTATATATTATTATATTTTATTCCTTAATTTCTAACCTAAAAATTATCCTTCGCATTTATCTAATTTTTCTCTTAAATAAAATACAAAAGACACTCTACCATTCTTAGTTAATTTATTATTACAATGAGTTACGTGTGGGTCAAATAGTAGCAAATCGCCTTCACGTATATCTATACCAATATCATAGTTAGGAAAACATAGTTCACCACCTTCAAAATTATCAAGTTCTTTAACTGTGAATGCTGTTAGACCTTCCTTGCAATCCCCTCGATCCTTGTGAGCAGCGGTTCTCCAATCTCTATTGATAGTCAATGTACTAAAATTGGTTTCTGGAATAACAAATTCTTTTGGAGACTTTGAATACTTTTCATATTGATACAGCCATTTATCGGGAACATAAGAAAAATAT